GGAGAGGTTTTCATCTACAGTGAGACTGGCCTGCATCTCTACGTTGCCCGCCAGCGTGGTATCTGACTCCACGGTGAGATCATTTTGCACGGTAAGATTGCCTTGAACGATGAGATCTGCCTTAAGGCTTACCGTTCCTGAATCCGCAAGGTCGATGATTACGTTGCCGTCGTCGGAGCGTATCTGCATCGAGGTTGTAGAATAATCAGCCAGCACGCGCGGCTGGGACCATGGCGCGAATATGGCATATCCGTCCGACAGATCGTGGCGGCGGCGCTCCATTTGCTGATTCTTCGTGCCGCCATTCTGCCACCAGGCGTCGGCGCACATGTCGCCGAATATCACCAGGCATTCGTCGCCTTGCTTAATCGGCAACGTGACTGAGAATCCGCCAGCGCGCGGCAGAACCACCGGCACGTCCACCAACGCGGGAATGTCGATAGCCTCCGGCACGAAGTTGACTTTAATTTGTTCCTGAACCGCCAACTGCACTTTGACCGTCTGCTTCTGCGCGTCGAAACTCTGGACGACTCCAGGGAGGGCCACGCGCATCTCGCACCTCAGGCTCCAAATGAGAGCCTTCCACTGCTCGGTCGTGATGCCGAGACGCTGAGGAATGGTAAGGAAGCTGCTGCTCATCGATTCAGGTCCGGCTGGGTTACCGGATTCGTTGCTGTGGCTCCTTCCGTGGCCGCAAAGAAAGCCAATGCATTGTTGATCACGGTGTAACCGTCCACATCCACGTACCAGTCATTGCCACGCGTATCGCCCCGGAAGCGCGCGCCGCCTACCACATAAATGCCGTCCTGATCGAGTACGCCTATGTACTGATTCAGCTGGCGTTTTTGCAGACGCAGCTGAGAGTTGTCGATCTTGACGGTGAGCAGCGGCTTCTCGACTACCACGCGAGGATCGAGAAGCGCCCGAAAACTGACGCCTTGCTGCGTCTGTTGCGGAGTGCCTACGATGATTCCGTTGGCCGTCGAATTGAACAGTTGCGGCCCTGTTGTGTTGAGGCCAGGAAGCGTTGGCGGAGAAAATACGATCTTCGGAGTTCCGGCCTGGGTGACATCCTCGGCGGGATTGCCGAAGTTCAAGCCTTTGTGCGTAAGCCACCACTGCATGTTGTTGCCTTCGGCGATCTCGGTAAAGTATTTTCCCGGCGAACCGAATACCACCTTTCCGCGCGGCAACTTCTGCTGGCTGATGTTGGGCGACACCTTGAAACTTTCGATGGTTGCCGGGTTCAACGTTCCCTGAGACGTGGTCAACTGAATGATGCGCTGCAGTTGCTGCTCCTGAGTGAAACCGGCGGCGATTGTGTCTTTTACAAATTGGCGGTTCACTTCGTAGAAGCTGATGAGACAGTAAAGCGTCAGTTTCAGGTCAACGGCATTTTCCCGCTCGTACATGGCCTGAAATACCGGCCCTTGCCAGATCACGCCATAATTGCCCGATTGGTAGCCAGCCGAAAGGGTAACAATCATGCCCTGCGTTACCGTGGCCTGGGAAGGTTGTGAACTGGAGGGAGCGGTGACTACGCCTTGCGTGATTTTCTCGACCACGTTCTGATCGAGATTGTACACACAGATGTCAGCCGACCAGTAAGTCTGAAAGGCTGGAGTGACAATATCGAAGGTGACGCGCGGCGATACATCGAACGAGTCTGAAGCCAGCGTAATCACTTCCTGATTGCCGGACGCGTCGGGCGGGAGTGTGACGCTTAACTCGAACGCTCTGCCGTACAGCGGGAGATTGTTCATACGCGAAAATTGATCGGGAAGGCCGGCCCTATGGGTCGCAGCGGCGACCCGCTTCCTCCGGCGCTTCCCGTGGTTTCTGCCGAGATGCTTTGCGGGACCGCCGGAACCGATCCATAGCCCGGAGTATCGGACCACAGCAGCAAGAAATCTGTTCCCAGATCGGTATCGTCCGGTACCTGTTTCGTCGGATCGCCAGATACACTGATGACAGTGGCCGATCCGATAGACAGCCATGCGAATTGTTTCAGCAGGTTCCCGGCAGGTGCATTGCCTGTGACAAGGGGCAGCGAGTCGAGCAAAAGATTTCCCGAGGAATCGACCAGCGAACCCAGCCAGTATTGGGCCACTTGGTTGTAATGCAAAAACATGCTTAGCTGCATTGTGCCTCCATCAATCCCGAGCGGCACCAGCAGCGATTGATTAGGATCGGAGTTCAGCGGAACGATCTGCGCATCTCCGGTTGGACGAGGCGGAATGCGAGGAAAGCGAGCAGGACCGATTTTCTGCGTCGTGAGAAAAACGGAATAAATTCGCACGCGATAGAACACGCCGCTGCTCGATTCGAGCAAGAACTGTTGCGTCCGGTCATAGGTAGCGGCTACAGCCGTCAGCGTAGCCATTCCTGAGGTAGTGACGCCCAGCTGATAGGTTGTGCCTGACACCTGATCGACGAGATACGCAGGGGAAAGAACCTGGCCGCTGACAGCCTGAAAGAACAGCACGCCATCGTCAGTCACCGACAGCTGCCATTGCTGGCCGCCGCTGTCAAGCAATATGGGACTGTTCGGAATCAATTTAATGTCCTATGCACTGAAGCCAGAGAATGTCCGACCCGGTGCCAACTACAGTTACGCTGGAGGCCGAAGCGGGCAATGCCTGGCAGGCATTCGCCGCCGTCTGATCTGTGCAACTGCATCCATAGCTAGACGAGGAGGCGAAAGTAAAACTGTTGGCGAATGTGTGAGTAGCCGTCCCAGCCGTAAGCGCCTGACTGTTGGTGTAAATCTTGTCGGCGGTGTGAAGCGCCCCGGATTCGTACACCTCGGGATGATTGCTCAGCGTTAGATTGGCAACCGGCGTCGTGCTTGCGATTACCAAGGGGGCTGTGCCTGTGACCAGCGTGGAAGTCAGCTGAGAGTTCGTCGTGATCGGGACGGTGAATGTCTTGAGGGTAGCTGTCAGACGCTCTTTGTAGCTCGCATTGTCCGGCACGCTGCCAATGTAGTTAGAGATGGCAATGGGCGCGCCAAAAGCGAGTTGAGCATCGACCACAGGCACGCCGCTGCTAGCTACATCGGAAGCCACGTAAGTGTCATTCGCGTCCCATGATGGGCGATTCAGCGATGTTGCCAGAGTCTTCGAGGGATTGGAATCTACAAACGTGATGTACTCTTGCGGAAAAACGCCAGCGATTCCCGATGGCCCCAGCGGTATAAAGTTGATTGTGCCTTTTACTCCGTTAGCTCCAGTGACTCCGCCGACCGGCTTTAGCCATGCACCGACGATGGGAAAAGAACTAAGAGATTGCGTGCGCCCATTCAGACAGCTTCCCAGAACGCCTGCCAGGTTTCCGTTGCACTGCAGGGCAAAGACAGTCTGCGCAGCACTCCCGAATACGGAAGTGGTCTGATTGTCCTGATCAACGAAGGCGAACGTATAGGACGCTGTTCCTCCGGTTCCGTTCTGCACCAAGCCTCCGGGCCAGTAGGGAAGATTGGGAAACCAGCTGGGATTGTTGACCGTGTAGGAAGCCGTATTCGACGAAGCGGTGTCGGTGAAAGTGCAGACCAGCGTGGAACACTGAGCCTGTGAGGTAACAATGCTTCCACAGGCCGAGGTCGATCCCCCCGGACAGTTTCCCGAACCATACGGAGGGAAGGCTGGCGCGTTTCCGCCAAGCGACGACGGCACCATACGCAGAATGTCGTACACCCCCGTATCGCCCGGCGGGAAAGGAATGTGAGGAAATTGACCGGAAATCGTTCCTGAACCGTTGGTGTCCGCGTAGCCTGCCCACAGAGGCGCAGAATACGTCGAGGCTGTAGTATCGTGCGCGATTACGTAGTAGTTGTACTGAGTCGATCCCGTATTCGCGAATTTCGGAATCTGGTAGTTGCCGTTCGACTGTTCACCCGCACGGATCTCAATTGGATTAGCGCCGGAGAAAAAGATGTTGCCTGCAGCCGAGAAGTAGCTGCCTTCATAAGGCGACGTGCAGGGTCCAAGCCCTTCCTCGTTGTAGACATTATCCAGTTCGGTGCCACCATAGTTTCCTTTGATGGTTGAGGTGTTGGTAGACCAAAGCGCATAGCCCTGAATGACGCTATTGGAAATCTTGACCACGTTGTTCACGTAGTCAGTCAGGCCGTTTCCGTTGCACTGCAAAGACCAGTTGGCATTATTTACCGTGATAACGGGCGCGCCGGAGGCTACATTCCCCGGAGCGTAGACCATGGAGCCAACGTGATTCGCGGTGTGCAGCAAGCCTCCCGTTCCCGCATTGTCGTTGTTCTCGATGACCATTGCCTGATCGTTGTCGGCGACGATCTGCTCTCCCCAGGTCGTGGAAGACAGTTCCACATCTTTGATCTTGCCTTTCTGCGCGCTGTCCTCGATGGCCGCATTCTGCGGCGCGATTGTTCCCGGAGTGGCGGCTGAGGCGAGAGTCGCTCCAGCCTGAGAGTAGGTGATCGTGCTTCCGGAAACAGTCACTGGCCCGTGCGCTCCCCAGTAAGTAGGGTTGTCGGTAAAGTCGATGACGACCGTATCACCCGTAACCACGCTGCAGCTTCCGGTCGTGGTGACGGTGACCACTCCGCTCGAACGTGCCGTGTTAGTGATCTGGCAGCCGTCGAGACTCTCCAGAGTCCCGAAACGCAATCCACGAATGGTTACGTCATCGTAGGTTGTGACCAGCGACCCCATCAAGATGCAGCGGTCCCGGGTGTAACAGTTCACCATGCTTCCCGTCCCATCCAAGGTCAAATGATTGCCATGCAGCCAAACCGTTCCATAAACCGGCAGCGCGTTCGCGTTCGCGCCGACCGCAGGAAGCACAACCTTGGCATTGGGACCGTAAGGAATCGAGACTGCATCGTTGACCGCCTCCTGGATTCCGGACGAGGCGCTTCCCACCGTGCCAGAAGTGTAAGTGTTCACCGGAGTCACTACGATGGTTCCACCAGAGGCTCTGGTATAGGTTCCCCCGGTCACTTGGGCGATTTCGCTGGTGCCGCTTTGCACAATGTAGACGAAATATTCGCCTGAGTCGGAAACATCGATGCCGCGATAACCGGCAGGCAGCGTGATACTCGCCGGAACTCCCGCTGTCAGGGCTATGCCGGTGATACTCCAGTTGTCGGCAGGAACCACATAGCGAATTCCCGACTGGTCATTGGCCGTGAACTGTGTAGCCGCTCCCGACACCTGAGGCTGAACGATGTTTTGTGATCCGCTGGGAGCAGTAGAGACATTCCCGCTGCCGCCTCCGGATCCGCATGCCGAGCCGGTCCCACTGACTACGCCAGAAATTGCTTGCAAACACTGAGTGCCGGTGATCGGCTGCAGCGTAAGCGTGCCGGTAAGCAGCTGAATGCCAGAGTTTGTGACTTGGGCAATCGATGTGCTGTTGTTGATGAAGGTAATGGGAAAACCAGTAGCGGTTCTGATCTGAATGCCTGGTGGCCATCCAACCGCTCCGCTGGGGCTGCCGAGAATTTCATTGCCCTCGTTATCGGTCAGAAGCCAGCTGGAGAGGCCGGAACCGCCTGCCGTGTCAGTCAGCCCTAGCTGCGCGTATTGCCCGCTGCTTCCGGAGTTTGCGCTGCAGGTCATGGTGCCATTGGTTATCCACTGACAGTAACTGAAGGTGCCGGCATAGCCGCTTATCGAACTGAAAGGAATCGTCCCAAGGTAGCTCGTCGTTCCCGCTCCTGGCTGATTGAGAAGCAGCTGCGTACCGGTCGATGCGCCATTGACAGCAAAAGCCCCAGCGCTCGGCGTGGTGATGGTGATTCCGGCAGAACCACCATCGACAATAGGAGAGTTGCCGAGCGCCGTTGACCCATTCCACTCGGCGATTGTTCCTGCGGTGCCAGAACCGCTCAGGCCGCTGCCACCCGAACCCAGACTGCATGTCCATGAACCGTTTACCCGAAAGGCGAAAGCGCCTGTGCCGCCTCCGCTGCAGGACGCTCCGCTGGTTCCATCGCTGATGTAGATCACAGTTCCGTTGACGGCGGCAATTCCCGAGAGGCCGGCAAAGGTTACAGGGCCAAGTTGAACGCCCAAAAGAAACTGATCCGTTCCGGTAAATTCATTGTTCGTGTCCAGGGCAGGAAAGGTATGAGTCTGCGCCGCGGCCCATCCGCAAAGCAGCAAGCAGATGAATATGATCTTGCGCATCAGTTCTGGCTCCCCGATTGAAAACTCGACCAGTTGCCCATGGAATCCACATAGTTCTGAAGGCTGGAAGGCAAAGGCTGAGGCGTCACCGTTCCTTCCTGGCTCGAGCCTGTCTCCGATGGTCTCGCGGATTGCGTGGCGCTGGTAACCGTTCCAATCAGAATCTGCTCCAAATAGAGCGTCATCCTCAGCCCGGCCACTGTCTCCTTCGTGTCCGCCGCCCGCAGCGACTTGATTACCATTGAAGTGTACTGCCGCAGTTTCGTGTTCACGGTGAGCGGAATGCGCAGCGCCTGCAGGTACTGGAACGTCTGAAATGCCGACACCGACTTCGATTGCGCGCTGGTATAACTGCCCGCCCGATAACGGTCGAGCGCGTCGGAAAACATAACCTCGAGAACCAACCGCGCCGGTTCGAGATAGGAATGATCGACGACGCTGGCTCCGTTCTGAATGGGATGCTTTGTGGCAGTTAACTCCTGCACGTGATCCGCGCGAATGACGGCGTCAAAGAAGAACGTCGTCGAGGAGGCTGGCTGCGTCGACGATCCGGAAGCTTCCGGAACAGACTGCCCATTTGCCGTCGCCGATGTAGTGACCGTTGCCTGCGGCAGCGTCGCCGTGATGCTGGTCAGTTGCGGCTGCTGATTCCACTGCGGCGGCCTGTAGCCCGACGAAGGCGAGGTTCCCGGACCCTGGGGCGCGGCCTGAGCGCTGAAATCGATGGGCGAAGCAGCCATTATGCGTAAGCCGTCGTAAATTCCGTCATCCTGCGTTGCGCCTGCTTGCGGTCTGCATCTTCGACGGCGGCAAGCACAGCACTCTTGATTTCCTCGGGAGAAGCGTTTGGCTGCATGACGTTGACTGTGATTCCGCCTACATCAGTGCGGCTGCTCATTCCCGGATGGTAGGCCTGCGGCTGATACATAGCGCCCTGCCGATACCGCTCCGCGCCCTTCAGTATGCTGCCGGTGTACTGAGACGGGTCGGTGGTGACGAAACCTCCATATTGCTTGAGCACTTGCGCCCAGTCGCCATGATATTTCCGCAAAAGATCGGCTAAGTAGTGCGCCGAGATTTCCAGGTTCTGTTCTGGAATGCTTGCGTCCAGACCGTACATATTGCGATTGCCCGGCATGATCTGGCCAAGTCCCATAGCTCCGCTTTTCCGATTGAGGGCGGAAGGATTCCATCCCGATTCCTGCTTGATCAACGCCTGAAACACGGCGGGATCAATGCCATACTTGCGCGCCAGCACTTTCGCGAGCAGCTGCAGTTGGAAAATCTCTCCCTGTTGGCGCAATTTGTTTTGCGCTCCAGTCTCCAGGCTTTCGGTGGCCACGTCTACCGATCCCATGAATCCTCCGGCCACGGCTCCCATCGGGCCGCCCACAAAGCCTCCCGCCGCCGAGTAGCCTAGAAGTTTCGCCAGGTCTTTGTGCCCGGCGATGTAGTCGGCTATAGCTTTCAGCTGATCGAATACGTGAACCAGCGAGTCTGCAATGTGCTGCAGGGCGCGCGCGGAATTTTCCAGGGTAACGTTCCCGCTTTTCAGTTTCGGATCGTCGTAGAGCGCTCCAATGAACTGCAGGACTACGGAAATCACGTCCCGGCCAACATCTTTGATATCCAGCCAGATGCGATAGACGTCTCTCAGGACGGGAGCAAGATAAGCGCCGATCTCGTGCGCCAGGCGGGGCATGGATGTGATCAGCCATTCGTTAAACTGCCTGATTTTATCGCGGACCTTGTCGTCGCCACCCAGAAACGTGCGCGCCAGATTCGCTACCACGCCTTGCGCGAGATAACTGAGTTCCACCTGAAGCCGTGTGAATTCGAAGCGCACATCGCGGATTCTCCGCATCTGGGTCTCGAAGTCCGGCCCAAGACCGCGCATCATCCTGCCTTGATCAGTGATAAGAGCGCCATAGCGTTCGCGAAGTTCCTTTGGCCCCCAGATGATATCTTCGATCGAGTAGCCAAGAGCGTCGGTGGCCATTTTCATCGACTTCGCGGCGTCGGTGGCCATGAACATGCGGCGGGCGAAGATTTGAAATTGCAGATCCTGCTTCGAGATGTTGTCGGCCAGCGCCAGCGTGCTTCCCGCCACTCCGGTAAGCGCCGTGGTAATCGCCGCGCCAGCTCCCACAAAGCCGCGCGCCATGCCTGTAGACACGCGCTCGATCGTGTCCGAGACTTTTTTCAGTGTATCTTCGAACGCGCGCAGCTCGGTGTGGTCGATGGCGAAACCGAGGCCAACCAGATAGCTGCGAATCTCGTTCAAATCAGGCATTTAATTTTCTCTGCATGGCTGCATACTCCTGCCAGCGCCGCTCCGTCTCTTCCTTTACGTCAAGAATCTCGTGAGCCTCCAGCAAGTCGTCGCCGGTGTAGGTGCCATCGAAGGTTTCTTTCTGCTTCCACATGCCGCTCATTACCGGCCTCATAAGAAACGGATCTAGACTGGCACATTCGACAGGCTCGGGACCGTGGCCGCTCCCTGCCGATCTCCGAATACGCGCTCGCGAAAAAAAGGGCCAATGTTGTAACGCAGAACCTCCACGATAAGGCGGTTTACTAGCGGCGCATCCTGCTCGAGATCGGGCAGCGCCCAGCGGTTGCTGCCATCTTTCATCAGCAGCGGGTGAGGAGCGCCATTCTCCAGATACCTAGCGCAAACTGCGAGACACTGGTTCTGAATCGAGGTATAGGTATCCTCGGCAAGCGTGGTGCTCAGAGAAGCCCAAAGGAATGCTACGGTCGCTTCCGCAGCCGATTCCTCTGTGCCGTTATTTGCAGCGGGAGTTTCTGTGTCGGGAACATTCTGCTCGCGCACCATTTTGAGCATGGATGCCACGAACAGGTTGTAAATGCGTGATGCCGCCCGCGCCGTCATCTTGCCGAGTTGATACCGCCCCTCGCCAATGGTTACATCCTTGGTCATGTACTGCCTCCATAGAACTTACGGCTGAATCTGCGTGTTCATTACGTCCGCCGCCAGCAGGCGCCACGTTATATCCTGGCCCTGGGCGGCGTAAGGTTTGTCGGGAATCTTCGAGGGAGAAACGCCGCTGAAGTTGTGCACGCTGCCGTCGGTAATGCCTCTACCAGTCGCGGTCATCGTCGCCCAATTCGATAGGTCACCTTCATTCAGCGCCTGCAGGATAGCGTTGTACCAGGCAAGCAGATAGGTGTGGGCATCGGAAGTCTGCTGCACTTGAACATCCAGCGCTCCATTGTCGCCAGCGATGGCCGAAACCAGCACGTTGCCGTCCGCAGCCACATCGTGCGCCGACTTCTCCGTCGTCATGGTCACCGTGTACTGCTTGACCCCGACTTGTCCGGCGATGACGAATGGCCCTACCAGGGGATGATTGAATGCCAGAGTGTGATCCTTGAAACTATAGACGTTCATTGCCTCTCCTTTTGCACAATCAGCGTTGGACGTACACTCCGATGATGACGCAGTTCGCGGCTCCAGCCTCGATGATGGCGACGTACACCGGCATCGACTGTCGCAGCGCGCGGTTGGAAGCGAGCTGCGTGGCATAAGCTGGCGACTGAGCCAGATAGCCGTTTGGCAGTGTCTGCCCTGCCGTGAGATTCAGGATTTGGACGCCTTCCCAGGTGCCTCCCGCAATAAAACCACGAATTCGGGCCGCCTCGCAGGCTTGATTGACCTGGTGGATGATCTGCGTCTGTCCCGGATCGGTCTGCGGAACCGAGGGAAGATCGACCAGCAAATCCGCTACGCCAAACTGCATGCCGGAAATCAGCATGTCGAGACCGAGGATCTCGTCGAAAAACTGGCCGTTGGCCATGGTTCCCTGCTGGAGGAATGTGTACACGTTGGCGTAGCCCACATAGACGTTGCAGTTGATTCCTTCGGTGAATCCGGGATTGCCGCAAAGCGTCGATACCTGGGCTTGCGTCAGCGGTTCGGCGATAACTCCCACCAGCGCCTTGAACATCAGCGTGAAATACGAGCCGGCAAGTCCTGTGTTCAGCCCCATGGCTACGCCCATCACGGCAGCAGAAGCGTAAACGTTGTTGGGAGCCGCTCCTCCCTGCGTGGTTGCGTACATGGTGAACACGCGATTGTAGTCTGCCGCCTGCAGCGTAGCGCACAGATTGCCGGCTACATTGTTCAGAACGTTTGCGTCCGAAGTGGTGATGAAGTAACACATCGGAGGCAATGCCGACTGAGCAAACAGCGCAATAGCTTCATGATCGGCATCGGTTGCCGTTCCCACGAACATGCAGGCATACCACGCCGTGCCTACATTGCGGCAAGCCGTCACCGCCTGTAATGGCGTCTCGCCTACCACGGTGATATCCACTTCCAGTCCCGTGCCTGATCCTCCCGTGGTGGTCAATCCCGTGGCTACGCTGTAACCGGTGCCGTCATTTGGAGCGGCCAGCACGCTCAAACCGGTCACTGCTCCGCCGCCTCCAATGGAGGTAACTTTCGCCTGGCCGCCGCTCGCCAAGCCTTGAATGACGGTGATAACGTCGCCGACCACATAGCCGGTTCCTGCGTTGCCGCTGTGCGGAATGATCGTATTCAGCGAGGTCTTGTCTTGAAAGCCTACCCAGAGAAATGGAGACTGCGGAAATTGCGCAAAATAAAGGCTGGCCGCAATGTACTCCGGACTGCTCGTGGTATAGCCGGCGGTGAGCATTCCCGAAAGACTGGTGAACTGTTGCAGGCGATTCGCGTGAGTTACCGTCGTACCCGTGGTTGCGCCTACCACGAGAGCCTGATTGAAGGTTGGCAGGGCAGGATTCTGGGGCGCGATCTGGACCGTGATGTCTACAATATCGCTGAGCGGCAGCGCTGGCGAGGCCATAAGGGTTTCTCCTTTACGATGCGGTCACTGTGAAATCCGCCTGCACTCCAGCGGCGTCTTCGATGATGATTTCCGTCGAGGCCACGGTTCCCACCAGCGGAGCCTCGGTGACAAGTTCATTGAACGATGCGACGAAATCCACACGCTCCCACCACTGTCCTCCAGCAAATAACTCAGGAACGCGACGCGGCGCGGCGATGCTGGTAACCAGATACAACCCAGCCGCAGAGTGAAGGTCATGCCCTACCTGCGTGAACAAAGCCGAATGAACGATGCGCGCCCGGTCAAAGGAATTCGGCCCATAGAACGTCCACATGACTTCCCAGACGCGATGATAAGTGGTCAGAATTACGTCTGTGGCACCAGTTGGATCGGCGAAGTTCCGCAGCACTTTCATGTCGCGCGTGCGGTTTACTTCGTCGTCCCTCTCGACGCAGTTGATGATGACCACATCGTCGGTGATCAGCCATCCCGGCTCTCCCTGCTGCTGCCATCCGATGCGCACAGCGAAGTATGCGGGGTCTTGCGCCGGCGGCACGGCTGGGGGATTCATGGGAGCAAGGCCGAGCGCCGCCATGGTTGCCGCCTGCAGGGCGACGTTGGCGTTCTGCGGAGTAAGCGGCGATGGATATGTGGGATTAAGCGGCACGCTGTCTCACCGAATGGCTCAGCAGGATGTCGCGCGGCGTCAGGTGCTCGCGCGGAATGAATGTGGGATTCACCAGCGGCGTCCCGACAGCTTCGGCTGCCCGAAAGACCGTCTGATCGCAAAACAGCTTGCCGCGGCTGTCCCAATTCCGGCCAAAGATTATGCCCAGCACGCCCTTAAAGTTGTAGGCTTCGCCCTGCCACTTGAGCGCCTCTCCAAGCATCGCTTCCGCGTTCTCGCAATCCAGCAGAAACACTGTCTGACGCTTCCGCACTTTACGCCACGTCAGTCCCTTGCCATCGGCCATCGCCGAGTAGGTCATTGAGTCCGAGAGCCGGAAGAATCCGGCATGAGACCATGCGCAGTTGGTGGCCCGGCGAATCAGAGCAGAGACCAAATCCCATTTCTCCGTCGATACGAACAGGCAAATATCACTCACCCGCCATTCTCCCAGCGATGGCATACCAGAAGTTACGGTTAGCGTACTTCCACACTTTGATGACGCGGTACTTCTGCCCCAGCCACAGCACGACATCCGAGATGCCATTCGGGTTGGTTTCCTTGATCTCGTTCTGCGTGTGGATTGTGATCATGCCTTCGACGCGATCGCCTTCGGGGATTTGCTTGAGTTCTTCTCCCGACGGTGAACTGATGACGCCGAACGAGGCGATTGCCTGGGTACGGTTAGGCTGATAGCCGCCCTGCACGAAGTTGCCTGTCGTGCGCAAGAGGGTAAACGGCTCGGCCAAATCCGGGTCGTTCACCACCTCGTTGAGATCGACGAGCGCCATCAGCGTTTCAGCACGTAAGTGATTGCCCTCAGCATTTGCACCGTATCGATGAGAACTTTGTCGCTTCCCTTTGCCTTAATCGTGCTGGGAGCGTTGGGCGGCCAGTTGTTCCGCGGATCGTGAAACCAGCTTCTCGCCGAGTTTTGCCCCATCATCCCTGCACGGTTCATGTGGGCGAGCGCCGTCGGCTTATCTCCGGCAAGAAGAGCGGAAGCAGCCAGTTTCAGTTCCTGCTCGATAGGCTCGCGGTTGCCGGCAGCCATCAGTGCCGGCTCAATGATTGGACGCGGAGGCACGTGATACAGCGCCGAGCCGTGCGCCAGGATGTACATGCCGTGCGCTGCCGAGTAAGTGACTTTCTTCTTCAGTTGAGTTCGCAGCATCTCAAGACGCATTGACACTTGGCGGGTTCCATGCGTGTGCAGGAAGGCCAGTTGAGCGTTGGTGATGCCGGGATCTTTGCGCGCGGACTTGGCTTCGGGAATGCCTACGTAGACTTTCATTTTCTGAAGGTCTTTGAAACTGCCCAAGACTGCGGCGGTGCGGTCCATGGTGACTTTCGGAGTGACGCGGAAGCGGAACATCAGCCTTGAGCGTAAACCAGAATGTAGTCGGTCACTGGCGTGGTGCCGCCCGCTAGGTAGCAAAGTGCATTGCCTGACGGAATAGCGCCCATGAAACGCGGGAACGTTACTGGCGTCTTGGCTGTGGTCGTGATGGGCGCCAGAAAGGTATTTTGCCCGGTGCCGCAGTTTGTGCCTGTGCCATAGACCAAGCTGAAGGTGGGAGTTGTTCCCGACACATTCACCAGCGTCAGACTGCACACATAGATTGGCTCGCCGGTGACCAGACCGACAATCTGAGTCGCCGAAGTGCCGCTGGTCGCTCCTACTGCCGTCACTGTCGAGCGGGAAGTCTCGCAATTGGTAAACGCTGTCTGCGCCAGCACCACCTCGGAGCGGTGAGGAGACAGCAGCGCGGCGGCGGCGATAAATAGAGCGGTAAATAGGACCAGTGCCAGACAGCGTTTCATGCGGCAACCTCCTCGGCGGATTCTATGCGGGCAAATTGCGAGCGCGTCATGTAGCGGACGATTCCAAAGCGATAGACTTTGTGAGGCCATGCGATCTGATCGAGCGTTAGCAAAGGGGCTGGATAGCAACGGCAGTTCCAGATGTTTCCTGGAGTATACGGACCATGCCTGTGCGGTTCTCCCGCGAGAGCCTCGGGATTGGGCGGGTCGTTCCAGCGCACGAGCACTCCCTGCATCTTGCGATGCGATGGCCGCACGCGCTGATCCTGCGACGTTTCCCAGACATACCAAGGAAGGTCAAGCGACTCCGCCCGAGCCTCGGTCAACGCCGTCGTAGCCTTGCCAACTTCCGTGCGGGCAATCAGCATGGCTCGCGTGCGGCTCTCCTGCTTGATGAGCCGAGCTATATCCGGCGCGCGCTCTCCCGTCTGCTGATGGCGCAAGGCCATTCGGGTCGCATACTTCGCGACATCTTCCGGAAGCGAGCGGATGAGTGAAGCA